ATGGATTCTCACTCTTGCTTTCGTCAAATTGAAGTCCAACCTGACTTAGTTGTAAGATTGCTTGGCCACGCATTTCATCAACATAGGTATATGATCTCCAGTTTGACCGCTGAGAATATCGTTCACTGAGTTTGATAAACATTCTGCCCAAGTTTTCTGTGATTCTTCCGTGATCTTTGGAAAAATGACCAGTTTCAATGTCTCCAATCCAGTGACTTTTGCCCACACAAACTAACTCATCCTGATCATCAAATTTCCAATGTTGAAATGGCGGAAAGTTTACTTTTTCATGATCGTCTGCGCGAATTTTTGGAGTTTTCTTTCGACCCGGAGCCAATGGAATATGATCAAATGTCATAATTCTTATGATGATATTGGTTTTTGGTATGGTTTTATAGTCTGGAGTACACTCTGATAATTTTACTTTTTTATCCCCAGATAGTTTTGCTTTATTAAAAATAGCCAGTCCAATTCGTTTTGCTTGTGCGCGTTTGGCGGCAGCCACGGTGCGAATATTAATTTTTTCCAAACTTGTTAATATAATGTCATATTGCTTATATTCTGGTTTGGTAAAACTGGAATAGGAACATTTACTATTGTGAATTTCTGTTATTAGATCTCGATTGTTTAGGTATTTTGTTTTTTTTATTATTGGTTGAGCGGAGGTCATGTTATTATTTTTTCCTTATAAACCAATTATATAGCATTGAGCACTTAAAGTCAATACTATTATTAACTTAGCATATTATTTAACAGTTAAATAGCATATATAGGAAAATATCATGGCTGACACCAGTGCCTTAACCCAACAATTAGAGAAATCCAATGCAAATTTAGCGGGGTTGCGTAGTCAACTTCAATCATCGACCACTGGTGCACAATTTGCATATAGTGCCTATGATGAAGCAAAAAACGCACCTAACACCGGGGTTTATATTTTAAATGGCCAGACATTTAATAATAAATCAGAATATGTATCGGCGGCGGAATCCCAATTTAATTCAGCTGCCGCATCAAGAAAACAAGTGGCCGAACAATATAATGCAGAATTGGCCAATAATAAGAGTTTGCAGACTCAAATAGCCACTGCGGCAGCTACCCCGGATACTGGCATTACGCCAACCCCAGTAACCACAGAATCACCGACTACACCGGATGCCAGTGCCGCAGCCAGTGCCGCAAAAATGGAAAATTCTGAAATTGTTGGCGGTACATTGACCAACAATCAAGATCAGCAAATTACTGAGTATTCTGCCACGGGCAAAGCAACATATAATTTTGATTATAATAGCCCACGTGGGGTAGACGGTGTTAATCCCGGAGCAGAAATCAGTAGTCAACAGCCGCCCGTAGTTACTATTAGAGATAGTCGTGGAAATGTAAAAAAGCCAGATCTTCGTGTAAAAATAAGAGTTCCTACAACCTATCTCACTGATGATTTTACCAATAGTCTGGCTGGCATCGGTGGTGTTTTATTTCCATATACTCCTAGTATAGAATTTGAACACAAGGCCGATTATGCAACACAGACTCCGCTCCACTCAAACTTTGCATTGAATTTTTATAAAAGTAGTTCTGTTTCTCCAATTTCAATTACTGGGAAATTTACAGTTCAGAATGACAAAGATGCTATTTTTTACTTGTCTACAGTGCATTTGTTAAGAGCATTGACTAAAATGAGATTTGGCAATGATCGTAATGCTGGATCACCTCCACCTGTTTGCAGATTGGATGCTTATGGGACGTTTATGCTGCAAAACGTGCCAGTTGCTATTTCTAGTTTTAAAAATTCACTACCAAATAATGTTGATTTTTATACTTTGGGCAAAGAGTTTACTTCAAAGTATGGTAGTGAAATTTCTGTACCAACTATATCTGAAATCCAAGTCACATGTCTGCCAATGTATAGCAGAGATGAAATGAGGAAATTTACAGTTACCGACTGGCTCAGTAATGCCGCCACCAAGAAGAAAGGATATCTATAATGGCTACTTATAATAATCAAAGCCCATATTACACCACGAATGACTCAATGGGCTATCTAGATGTGATTAATTTCAGGGATATCCCCAGTCAGACAGATGACATTTTATTTCAAGTAACAAAGAATTACGAATATCGCCCAGATTTACTGGCATTTGATTTGTATGGAAAATCAGAATTGTGGTGGGTTTTTGCGGTAAGAAATAAAAGTATTATCAAAGATCCAATCTATGACATGGTATCTGGAACAAAAATATATTTGCCAAAATTAAGCACTCTACGTTCTACCTTGGGAATTTGACATGCCAGCATCACATACACAAATTGGCGGTGGGGGGTCTACCCAAGGGCATGTTTCCAATACTTCTCCTAAACCTACTAAACCGGTAATTCAGGAAGCTAGTCCAAATGTCTCAGTATCTAAGGCCAACACCGGAGCAACGACCGGTGTTACCACATCCACGACCAATGCAAATCCAATTGTGACCAGTAGCGGTCAGAGCAATGTACTCAACAAATATAGGTCATATAATTATAATTTTACATTGTCTGCATTGTCTTCCAATCAAGCAAACGATCCAAATTCTTATAAAAATAGTTCTTTAAATTACGTTGTACTGAAATCAGGAGGCAAGGGAACTAGTGGTATATCCAAAGGGTCATCACAGACTACTCCGTCTTCTGGTGGTGGATTAACCACCAATCAGGGTAAAACTGGTGAATCTACGGCTCAAAAAGCATCGACATTTGACGTTAACGGACTGATCGATGGATTTAATCAGCATAGTCCCGGCCGGTTCGATATGTTTATCGACAATGTCGAAATTGAAACTATCATGGAATTTGCCAAAGGAACTGGAGCCACACAACCCACCAAAATTTTATTTGAAGTATTTGAACCATATAGTATCAATGGGTTTGTGGAGGCAATATACACTGCCGCGGTGGCCGCGGGTTGGCAATCTTATATAAATTCTAGTTTTCTACTAAAAATGGAATTTTTTGGATATACGGATGATGATGTTACACCATCCAATTCCCCGCAAAAAGTAGAACATTCAACCAGATATTTTGTTTTTCAGTTTACTGGACTTGAAGTAGACGTTACTGAACGTGGAACCAAGTATAAATGTTCTGGGGTCCCTATTGAACAAATGGCATTTGGGGAAACCAATAAATTAAAGCAAACGCTTACTGCAGCTGGCGCATCTGTGGATGATATGTTAACCGATTTCATGGCAAAGTTGAATAAGCAGATTGTTGATGCTGATAATGCTACCAAATCCAAGGACTCAACTAATACCAGCGGGCACGATGTCTATGCTATAAAATTCCCTACCATTGACCCATCACTGGGATTTAATTACAGTGTCAAAAATAATATAGCCAAAGCAAAAATTATAGAACCTAACAAAGATGTCAAATCATCTGAGATGGCAGATCCGGGAATAGACGATATCGCTAATGGTTATCAACCAGATGATCAGAAAAAACGCTCTGCCAAAGAGGAATCTGCCAAACCAAGTAGTGTAGCGTCACCTCGCGCTGGCGTTCCAACTGCAAGTTTTGCAGATCAGACAATGATTCATGAATGCATTTCTTCGGTGATCAGAGATAGCGAATATTTGAGAAAAATTTTAGCTGATCTTCCCACTAAAGGATCCAAAGTGGCAGATGAAAACGGCATGATCGATTACTTTTTAGTCAGAGTTGAAGTCACAAATCAGTCAGTGACCAATGATCAAACTCATGCGCCATATAAAAATTACACCTATGTAGTCACACCATATAAAATTCATTATTATAAAATTCCGGGATATTATGACCAAAATATCAATACAAAAAATATAGTAACTTTGAGAAATTACGACTATGTTTATACTGGAAATAACATAGACATATTGAATTTTAAAATGCAGTTTAATACATTATTTTTTGAATCTATTCCCCAAGCTCTGGGTAATAGTACAGCAGATCCATCAAAATCAACTGCTGCGCCAACGGATAATAATGATCCCAAACTTAAGTCTGGTGATTCAAATGCCGTAACTGCAAATCCAAACCCTACCCCTGGAAAAATAGTAGATGCATCTAACTCTGCCGTTCAGCGATCTGGTGGAAATGCTAATCAGCCATCGGATGATCCCTATTATAAATTGGCTAGAAATATGCATGAAGCCGTAATTAACTCTAAAGCCAGTATGATCACGGGTGAAATAGAAATATTGGGCGATCCGTTTTATCTGGTCACTGGCGGAATTGGCAATAACAATCCAACTCCAGCACTAAAAAATGGGGTAATTGAATCTGTTGGTGAAGGTGAAGCACCATACAATTACGGACAGCTTTTTATTAATATTGAATTCAGAAACCCAATTGATATCGATCCTGTAACTGGGGAAATGTTTTTTGATCCACAACAAGTGCCTTTTAGTGGAGTATACAGTGTCAACACGGTTAATAGTAGTTTTAGGGAAGGTAAATTTACCCAAAAATTGCAGATTATACGTGCAGCCGGTAGATTACAGGATGAAAAGAACAAACAGGGCAATGACTCCGTAATTAGCAAAGTATTCACTTCCGTGCCGAACCCATACGATCAGACTGTTGCGGATACTACATTGGCCAACGCATTTAGCGCTAGACCCGGAACTGTAAATCAGATAATTCAATCTGGCAGGGGATTGCCCAACCCTGGATTACCGGGTCAACCCAGCAATTTTACATCATCTCCCGGCGCCCTAGGTGGAACACCTCCTCCTGACATGTTGCCACAGGTCAGTGGGGCAGTCACTGACGGATCAGCATTGTCTACCGCTGGCGCAGATCTATTTGGTGGAAGTATTCCCGGTGGCACAGATCAATTAGCCACAGGAATACGAATGCAACAATCTGGTCTATCCAATCTAATCACCCAAGCATCTACCGCAGTGGCTTTGGCTAATAAAATAAATTCAATCATTCCATTATCTGGTGTGGTAAACCCGCTTGTTTTAAATTCTATAGCCAAAGTCAATGCAGCAGTCAATTTGATATCAGTTCCGGGATCTGGAATAGGCCAAGGCGCATCTGTGTTGATTAACCCACAACCGGTTACAGTTCAATCAGTATCTCAAGCCACACAAACGGTATCAGATCTTCAATCACAAACGGCTGTGGTTCCTTCTAATATTGCTGGAGTAATCAATCAGGTTGGTAATAAGATTAATAGTATTGTTCCATTGACTGGATCTTCTGCTGTCTTGGCCAACAAAATTGTTAGTAATGCAAATGCAATATCGGCATTGGTTCCAGCATCATTGGGTAACACTAATAGTTTGGCCAACAGTTTGGGGATCAATCCATCCCAGTTATCTGGTTTATCGCCTAATTTAACTAGTAAGTTAATGGGTCAATTAGGAACTGGCGCAAATAACATTCCAGATAATGTTGATTTATCAACACTTAATGCTCAAGGAGTTGATTTGACTACGATTCCTGTGAGTAAATTCTCCAATTTGCCAGCATCGCCGCCATATTCTACTGCACCAGCTGCTGCCGTTGATACTCAGTTTTTAAATAGTATTGCGGCCAGCGAGGGGGCCAGTGGGTTAGCTAATGTATATGGTGTCACTAATATATCTGCTGTGCCTGCCAGTCAGCTGCCAAAAAGTCAAGTTCAATCATTGTTGGCAAAGTCGCCATCTGGTATAGCCAACCCATTAAATCAATTGTCTAATACAATTCAGGGAATTTCACCACTGTCTGGATCAGTGGCAACAGCGGCCAGCCAAGCAGCATCAAAACTCAACGGAGTAACAGACATAGCCAATAAATTCACTAATAATAGTGTCAACGTTAGTCCATTGACCAAACTTTTGTCGGGGTAATAATAAATGTCATTTCAAGAAAGACGAAGCGGAAAATTACCATCACCTGGTCCGTACTTAGCAGAAGTAACCAATCACTTGGACCCAGATTATATGGGCAGGTTAGAGGTCGTATTGACCAAAGGATTGACAAATCCAATCACAAACCAATCAAATACCTATCCAGTAAGACATCTTAGTCCATTTTCTGGATCCACATCTGTTCGCAATGAGGGAACAAATAGTGGAGACTTTAACGATGTACAAAAGAGTTATGGTATGTGGATGGTGCCACCGGATATTGGCACCACAGTCATGGTTATTTTTATTGACGGGGATCCAAATCAAGGATTCTGGATGGGATGTGTACAAGACAAATACCAGAATCATATGATTCCTGGAATAGCCGCCAGTCATCAAACTGAAATAACAGAAGAGCAACGCCGTAAGTATGGCACTGATTATTTGCCGGTGGCTGAATTTCATAAATCTAGTAGAGATCTTAATAATCCCAACGTTAATTCTTTTAAAAAACCTGTACATCCCTTTGCTGATCGGTTACTGGCTCAGGGATTATTATTAGATACAGTTCGTGGGGTGACGTCTAGCAGCGCAAGACGAGAAGTACCCAGTAGTGTATTTGGCATTTCAACGCCCGGACCGTTGGACACAAGTGATGGTGCCAAACGCGGTAAAATTGGATACACTGGAAATCGACGTGCACCTGTTAGTCGTTTAGGTGGAAGTACATTTGTCATGGACGATGGAGACATCAATGGACAAAATGAATTGGTTAGAATTCGTACTAGAACCGGCCATCAGATTTTAATGCATAATAGTCAGGATTTAATTTATATAGCTAATGCATCCGGAACTGCTTGGATTGAAATGACCAGTGCTGGTAAGTTAGATATATATGCAGCGGATTCGGTTAGTATACATACGGAGGCTGATTTTAATTTTAGAGCTGACCGTGATATAAACTTGGAAGCCAAACGTAATATTAATATACGTGCCATGCAAAACATGGAAACCAATGTTGCTGGACATCATTTCCTCACGGTGGATGATAAGTCCATGATTTCTATCAAAGGCAGCAAGGACGAAAATATTGGGCAAACCCTTAAGTTATCAGTTGGACAAGATGTACATTTGTCTGCTGTTCAGAAAGTAAAAATGACATCTGGACAAGATATGGAATTGGGTGCTGCCGGTGCCATGAAGCAGGGATCTAATGGTAACTTTAATGTGTCAGCTGGTGGAAATTACATTGAAACTGCATCTCAAATACATATGAATGGACCTGCTGCTGCTCGACCAAGTACAGCTGACACTGCCGATCATCCACCGTTGTTACCAACTTATTCTCTGCCTAATCGTAGTGCCAGTGCGGGATGGGCGGATGGTAATTTATTTGCTGCCCCTAAAATTAGCAGTATTATGCAACGAGTTCCAACACATGAGCCGTATGATCAGCATGAAAATATTTCCCCAGCCGCATTCTCATCATATAATACTGATGCTGGGTTACAGAGTCGCGCCAGTAGCGGTGTTGCAGACAATCCCGGTGTTGGTACGTTGGCTCCTGCTAATAATCCAGAAGTTGTTCCGGGAACATGTGACCCGATTTATGCCAAAGATATCAGTTCTGCGTCAGCACAAGCTGGGATACAACAAATAAAAGACGCATGCTCTAGCTTGGGATTAACATCTCCTTATGCGGTGGCATCGTTGCTAGGCATCACTGGTGGAGAAAGCAGATGGCAACCCACTACGGAAAATTTCAACTATACTGCTGCCAGATTGTTACAGGTATTTCCCAGTATATTCAAGGGCGATTCTGCATTGGCTCAGCAATATGCCGGTAACCCAAACAACACCCTGCCGGAATTTTTGTATGGCCCATCAACATCAACAGGTCAGCGTTTGGGCAATGTAAACACAGGGGATGGTGCTAAATTCATTGGACGCGGCTATATTCAATTGACTGGTCGTAGTAATTATACCAAATACAGCAATCTATTATATAGTAAAGGCATGGTAAGTTCGGCCACTGCACTAATCGATAATCCAGAATTAGCGGCAGATCCCAAGATTTCTGCAGGAATCAGCGTGTTGTATATGATGGATCGGGTTAACTTAGATCAAACTGATCCTGGATATTTTACCGCAGCACTCAGGGCAGTGGGAAATAATACCCCCGATATCACGGCGACTAAAACAGGATTTTATAATTGTTTCTTGGCCCAATTACAGGGATCTATTGTGGGAACGACCACCACTGGAATATTGACTGACGATCAAGGTAATCCAGTAAAAACCGGAATTTTGACGCAATAAATAATAGACTATGCCATATAAAAATATTGAAATCGCCGGCCCAATTCCGGTATACCAGCAGGCACCACAAACTGATCATTTTTACAAAGGATTCAGTACGGTGGATCCGTCCACTGGTGGGGTAAATTTATATGACTTTTCTTTAATCCAGCAGGATATCCTTAATAATTTTAATACTAAACGTGGTGAAAGAGTTATGAATCCCATGTTTGGCAGTATTATTTGGGATTTATTGATGGAACCATTGACGGATCAAGTTAGACAAGCATTGGTTGACGACATTACCTCAATATGTAACGGTGACCCGCGGGTGGTCCTTAGTCATATTAATCTAACAGAATATCCCAGTGGATATCTATTAGATTTGACATTAAATTTGAGAAATACTGACCAATCAACCACCATGAAGTTGGCGTTTGACCAAAATATTGGGTTAGTTGCACAATAATAGCAGCACTTAATTTTGCCAATAAATACCTTGTAAAAAAGAGAACCTTATGATCCCGTCAACTAATACGAAATTGTTGGTCACCGAAGATTGGAAAAAAATCTACCAATCATTCCGTAATGCTGACTTTAAAAGTTACGACTTTGACACATTAAAGCGTACTATGATCAATTATCTTCAGGAAAATTATCCAGAAGATTTCAATGATTATATTGACAGTAGTGAATATATTGCGCTGATTGATGTAATTGCATATTTGGGTCAAAATTTAAGTTTTCGTGTTGATTTAAACGCCAGAGAAAACTTTTTAGAAACTGCACAGCGTCGGGACAGTATTTTAAGATTGGCACAGCTGGTCAGCTACGTACCAACTCGTAATATACCGGCCAGCGGTTTTCTAAAAATAACAGCAATTTCCACTACAGATAGCGTTGTCGATGCCAGTGGGGTAAATTTAGCTAACACCACTGTGGTATGGAATGATGCAGTTAATTCGAACTGGTATCAACAATTTTTAACGATCATCAATGGTGCTATGCTTGGGTCTTCTGTTTATGGCAAACCATATAATAGTAACATCATCGATGGAATATTAACAGAACAATACAGAATCAACAGTGCCAACGTGGATGTACCCATTTACGAGTTTTCAAAAAACATCAATGGCACAACGATGAATTTTGAAATCGTACCATCTTCAATGACCGGAAAAAACTACATCTATGAGGAAGCCCCACTTCCTGCAAATACTTTTAGTTTAATTTTCCAAAATGACAATCGTGGATCTGGCAGTTCTGATACCGGGTTTTTTGCTCAATTTAAACAAGGGACACTTAGTGTAGCAAGTTTTAATATAAGTGCACCAGTGCCAAATGAAATCGTGGGAGTCAACACATCTGACATCAACGACACTGATGTTTGGTTATGGCAACTTGACGCCAGTGGAAATTATTCCACGTTTTGGACTCAAGTTCCGACCACTGTGGGCAACACAAATATAATTTATAATAGTTTAAATCAGAGTCAGCGAAACTTTTATAGCATTACTTCCAGAGACAATGATCAAATTGACTTGAATTTTGCTGATGGCAGCTTTGGCAATTTACCCAAAGGACAATTTCAGTTATTTTATCGTCAAAGCAATGGACTAACTTATACTATCAAGCCAGAGCAAATGAGTGGGGTTGTGATTGATATTCCTTATTATAACAAGTCCAATCAATTACATACATTGACTTTGACCATGGGCTTGCAGTACACAGTCAATAACAGTGCTGGCCCAGAGTCAAATTCAAGTATACAGACCAAAGCTCCACAGAATTATTACATTCAAGATAGAATGATCACTGCTGAGGATTACAATATTGCTCCTCTGACCAGAACCAGTGATGTATTGAAAGTTAAAAGTATCAACCGCGTTTCTAGCGGAATAAGCAAATACTTTGATTTAAGTGATGTCAGTGGAAAATATAGTAGCACCAATATATTTGCATCGGACGGCATATTGTATCGGGTAGATAACGAGCAGAATTTTGAGTTCAGTTTTGCGAGTCGTAATGATATATACACGGCAATCAAGCAACAATTAGAGCCGATTGTTGCTGGGGCATCAATGAAATCGTTTTATTTGAGCAAATATGATAATCCAGACCTTACTTCATTAGGATTATCATGGGTGCAAGTTAATAAAATTGCTGGTCAGAGTCGCGGATATTTTACCAATGGCTCAATGAATTTTTCCGTGGGATCATTTTCAAATACTGCGTTACAATATGTAATCCCTGGATCATTGGTAAAATTCGTAGCACCTGCTGGGAAATATTTTTCTTCTACTGGGAAATTGGTATCTGCTCAAAGTCAGACCACGGTAAATTATATTTGGGCAGAAGTCATTCAAGTGATTGGTGATGGATCAAACACTGGATCAGGCGTGCTGGATGATGGCACGGGACCAGTTATTATTAGTAACATAGTGGACAGTGCTG